ATATCCATTGCAAGAACTGTAATATTAAATCTTAATACTTGTTCTTCATCTGTAACACTATTAACTATAATATGCCCCATAGGAAATATGTCTTGTTTGTTTAGATTAACATCTGTAATATCTCCTGTTGTAACTGTGTTTATATTTATATCCTGAAGCAATTGTTCTTTAATTGTTTCTGTTAATTGATAATAACCCCTTACACCTTGATTGCTCATTTTATTTTATTTTTTATTCTTTTAGCTTCTAATTCATTTTTTTCTTTCATATATTCTAAAGCATAAAGACATTTATGTAATCCTAGTTTAGTGATATCTTCAAGTCTTGTAATATCTCCTTTAGCGAGTCCAGAGAAAAGTCCTTCATACCATCCCCATTTTCTTGAAAAATTTGTTGATGAATCGAGTTGTCCATCCTGTGCTGTTCCAAATAGTCCATCATAACTTTCGATAAGTCTATCCCTAAATGATACAAAAAAAAAATTGCACCTAAAACAACATCTAAAGAAACTTCTTCTAATTTTTCCCTAGAATTAACATCATATTCTTTTATAATATATTTATCTTCTATTTTGTCTTTTATAGGTCTGTATAAAACATTCATAGGAATTAACATATTTTCCCAATCACCAATGTAAGTATCTAAATCAATATATTCACCTAAAGACATTGCATCAAAATCTGGAATCAATCCGTATTCAATATTGTTTAATCTGAATGTCCTAATAAGATCAGGCTTTTTCTCAAACATATTATTTAAGATATGCACTATTTTATCAGCATCAGATAATTTTAATAGTCTTACTGTTTTAGCATCTAGATTACAGAATATCTCTATCATTTTACATTGCAGGAAATAAGCATCTGTATTGTTTTCTTGTATTTTTAAAAACTTTTGATATTGTTTTAAAGATATTTCAGCCAAGCTATTTGGAATAATTAATTCTACTTTCATATATATATAACGTATTTAAAATTGATTTTTATAATAGACTAAGATAATAAAAAAAGGGCAGCCATTTCTGACCACCCTAATAGATGTAAGATTACCCAAAAAAACTTACATCATATCTGCTTCAAAACAATTATTACTACAATAACCTTTTTTATCTATAGGCTTTTCACAATGATCACAAGTATATTCTTTATCATTCCACCCTCTGTAATCGTGTTCTTGTTTTACTAACCAATCATCGTAACCCATCATAACTCTAAATTTTTTAAATGTGTGTATTTGTCCTTTAATTCCTGAAGTTCTAATCTAACTTTATTTCTTTCATATCTATATTTACTAATCATCATATCTTTTGCTACTGCATCTTGATGAAGTCTAACAATATAAAAAGTAATGTCAAGATATTTAGTAATTAAATTATCCAGGTCTTTATTTTCTGGTCTTGCCTTCTGCCATTCCTTTAGTTTTTCTAATACTACTATTGAGTTGCTGAGGTATTCCAAGTTGTGTATGTTTTCAATTGCGTTCATTAAACAATATTAAAAAAAGTTTTTAAATTGCTCTAGTTGTAAATCAAAATTAGTAACTCCTAATTCTTTTAATTTTTTAACTGCAGAATTTAAAGTTTTAGAAGTATGCACACATTTGCTATTAAAGAAAATTGCCCAATCATTACCCCAAGATTTTTGGTCAAATTGTATATGACCTATATCATCACGTGATGTAATAAAATCCATTGCAGGAGTTTCGTTGTTTTTAATTTTTTCAGCAATAGTTAATTTAATAAAATTTTTCATTTTGTTTAGGTTTTTTATATTGACTTAATTGCCAATAATCAAAGATAACATAATTAGAGTTATTCACAAAATATTTAATAACTTATTTATGAAATATAATATGTACCTCTATTTGGGTTCTGAAGTTGATATGAAACACTATATCTAATTGCATCGATTAGATGATTCCATTTATCTTGTGGTGTCTTAGACTTTTTTTCTAACCAGGAATAGTTATTTAGTTCTTTAATTAAGTTAATACTACTATCATCAATTACTAAATCATAATCTTGTAATAGTGATATACCATAAGTTATAGATCCTTGTCCTTTTATAGCTTTAACTACATTACAGCCTTTAGCTTTTATTTCTGATAGTAATCTAGGTTCAGCAGAATCACCTACTATTAAATTGTCTTTTGCGTGTTTTATATTTAGTAAAGCTATTTCAGAAGTTGTTAAACCTTTTAAATAAAAACATTCTTTTAGATATATTATTTTGTTTGTGTTGTCAATGTTAGTTTCTACTAATGTTGATTCATCAGCAGCAAATCCATAATCTTGACCAAATACAGAAACACCTACTTTTTTAAATTGTCCTATTTTCCAATTATTAAATATTACACCCTCTGCTTTTGCTAACCATCCACCAAGCATTTGATGTTTGTATTTTTCTGGTCTGCGTTTCTTAATGTTTTCTATTTGATTTAAATAGCTACTAGATAGATTTTCTATATTATCTAAATAAGTTGTGTGTATATATGTTGTGTTGTCTTTTGTTGTGTTGCTACCATCCATTACACCTTTATCTTCAAAGAACCTGGAATATATCCAATGTTCTTTTGTTACAGGGTTAAGTATCATTATAACTCTGTTTCGTTGTTTAAGGTTTCTAACAGACAAATCTATTTTATCAAATATGTTTTCATCAACAAGTTCTTCTGCTTCATCCATAACCCAAGTGCTAACATTAGTTAAAGACTTCAGATTAGCTGTTTGATCTCCTGATGATGTTTTNATACCTTTAAATAATATCTTACTACCAGACCTTTTATTTATNATTTCATCTTTAGTTATATGAAAGTCGTTTTCAATATTAAGGGTTTCTATTTTGTCTATAAATTCTGGTATTATAGAAATATATGCAGAAGCTAATGTGAACCTGGTAAATAGTATTGTGTGTCCTGCTTCATAAGTTAGCAGAACTAATAATAAGTTAATAGAAAAAGATTTCCCAGAACCACGACCACCAGTTACTATAAAGTACCTAGAATCTGATTGTGTTATAGGACTGTACTTTTTATTTACTTCAATCACTTAAACTTAATAAGGTCTTTAAAGTTAATGTTAAATCCTTCTTCAGAAGATATATCTATTGATTCTTTAGGTTTACCATATCTATATCCAAAGTATAAAGACATTGCCCTAGAATCACCTTTTAAGACTTGCTGACCTAGTGTTTTAATTACCTTGTCATTATCTATTAGATTGTCCATTTTCTCTATTAGCCTAACTTCATCAGCTTTTCTTGGTCTGCCAGATCCTGCCCTTGAACCACCATTTTTTTTTCTTTTATCCATAATTGATATTTTATTGATTAATCAATCTTTATTATATAACGTAATATAAGACAAATTTTATTTTAGACTGATTTAGTTTTTTTCCAATCCCAAGATTTTTTTAGTAATGCTATTTGTTTTTCTACATCTTCAAATCTATCTTCAGGAATATTTCTAACTAATTTTACTAGTGGTTCGTTTAGTTTTGTTTCACAGGAATTGCATTTATTTTCTAAATAGTGCACTCTATCTATTTGATCATAGTTTAGATTATTTTTAAATGTAAATGTATCTTGGACTTCTTTTAGTTTTTTATTTATTCTTTTATATTCTGGATATTGTTTGCAGCTATTCATTACTGTTGCGTGATTCATTCTTTTACCATTATTTTCATAGAATAAGGCAATATTAGTCCATCTCATTTTTAGGTTGTGTCTTAGTATGTAAGATAGTAATGCTCTATGTTCAACGACTTTTCGTTCCCTTGTGTTTCTAAATACATTAATACCAGATAATTCTTTTATTTTGTCTGCAATATCTATTGGATATAGGTTATTCATAATATAGTTGTGTTATTATAATTAAAATAATTCAGTTTGATTTACATTTTGTTTTATTCTTAATCCCATTACTGTATCTAATATTATTTTACCATCTTCATAATAAACTAGATTATTAGCTATTTTTTTTCTTGGTTGTTTGCCTTTGTATTTACTAAAATCGTAATCGTGATATTCACTCATAACTTTAGTATGGTCTTTATTTAATCTTGTAAAATCAGGATTTTTAACACCACTTAAAGTATTTGGTAAATTAAAATTAGTCCAGTATAAATGCCTACCCCTTTTTTTTGCTGTAATTAAAGGTTCGTAATATGGAATAACATTTTCAATAACA